CTAAGCCACTCTCTAATTATCTTCTTCGTGCGCGAACAGTTCTTAACCCCGATAAATGAAGCCGTACATTGATTAGTTTTAGAAACAATATCGGGATCCATCCCTAAAGAAGAGATTACAGATCGTCTTGTATATTCCCCTTCCTTATGATTTCCTGACATCTTAAATCCTACTATCTCCTTCTCTTTAATAAGACTCAGCAACGGCTCTACTGGTTTAATAAACTCAGCCCCAGCATCTGAGTAAAAAACAATATCACCATCCTTTAATCTCATTAGAGTAGTGTATATAAAATAAGGTTTCCATAACCAATACCCCGCCCCTCTCCTTTGAGTTAATATATTCTTATACTTTTCAAAAAATGGGCGATCCATGTTTCCTTTTTTATATTGAATAACACTATCGAAGCCAGCTAAAATTCCTGAGATAGAATTTTTTTGTCTAGATTTTTCAAACGCCAAGTCAGCATAATTAATTAAATAGTTCATTGTGAATATACATTGCGTATTTGATTATCTTCACGAATGTTTGTAGTCCACCTCTCCTGCGTATTCTGAGTAGAAACTCCTTCGGGATTTCTAAAATATACTCCTAACAATTCCTCTGTCTTCAAGAATTTATGGCCTCTGTAGCTTAGTCTACACCACATTTCATAATCCCCCGAAATCTTAAAAGATTCATCAAACATACCTTCTTTAACTATAGCTTCTTTTTTTAGTAGTGGATAAGGTCCACAACAGCAGCCCTGTAATAACGTATTAATGTCAATAACCTCTCTCCACTCATATTTATCTACAATTTTAGTATTCGTACACTCATCTGAAATCCAGGTGTTACAATATACCACACTCACCTCTGGGTTATCAATAGCTAATGTATGCAGCTTAGTTAAAGCCTGAGGAAGGAGCCTATCGTCAGTATTATAATTCATTACATAATCGTAAGAACTATTTTCAATAGCTATATTCCAAGCTGCGTACACTCCAATTCTCTCTTCACACTCAACAATTTTCTTATCAATTCCTTCTCTAAAAGTATAATCCTTTATTTTCTGGAGGGAGTCATCCGTAGACTTTGCGTCCACAAAAATAACTTCGAATTTTTCCATAGTTTGTTTATCTAAATAAGAAAAATAGTTATCAATCCACTTAGATGAATTATAATTTGAGCATAAAATACTAATCATTGTCCCTCTCCATTTAACCCTCCCGCTATGGGTCTAACTAAATAAAGAACTTTCCCAAACCAAGCTACTTTAAAGCCTGCTAATTCACAAGCTTTTATATGATAAAAATCTGTTAGGTGAGTTTGACCTTCTGGAATATTATTCATAAAAGGATAGTGAGCAAAAATATTGGTACGATACGTAGGCATACTCACATTCCCTGGTGTAACCCCTAACGAGGAGTCTAGGCTTAAGTCTTTAGACACTATTGTTTCCCCTGTAGTTTTAATACCTATTTCTCTATTAAACCTGACACCTCCAATCCAAACATCTATCTGAGGCTCCTCTTTAAGCTTATCGCGGATAACTTCCCCCGCTCCTGATGCGAACTCATCGTCATCATCTAAAAATGTAATAAATTCTGTTTCCGCTAATGCGGCCCCTACGTTAGCTGCCATACCTCCGTAATAACCCCATCTTCTCCCCAATCTAACATATTTCACTGGACTAATAGTGGTGGGCATATCACTCCCATCACTCACTACAATCACTTTAAATTTTTCTCTCACAGCAGACTCTATCGCAGAACCCAAAGTCTCTCTGCCTATAGTCTTAATTACTACAGTGGTATCAGTCATCGAAAGTCCACTCCGTATTATATGTCACTTCTTTATCTAATTCTCTACCGTGAACTAATCCAATAGCTTGTTCATACAATTCTAATCTATGTTTTACTACCTTATTGAGGTCAAAATATTTCTCAGTTATCTTATGTAGATTTTCTCCCATTTCCTTAACATGAGCAGGATTTTTTATACATTTACTTAATACTTTTACCCATTCAGAAGGGGGAGCACTAGGAGAAATTAAATATCCAGTAATACCATTTTTTATTGTTTCATTATAACACCCCACATCTGAAGCAATCAATGGTACCTTGTACCTCCCACATTCAGCTACTTTAATCTCTGACTTAGAATCATTAAAAGAATTCATCTGGAGAGGGGCTATAGAGATATCAAAATTAGAATAAATTCCACCGTAGGTATCAGGAGATAACGCATTGTAGATATTCCAATTTTGCTGCCCTTTAAATCCACTCGTTAAAATCTTTCTATAGTTTTTCCAAACATCATGCTGCCATTCTTCTTTTAAATTACCGTTTTCATCTCTAGTTTCCATCGGGGCACCATAAAATCCCCAATGAACTTTTTCCTTTCCAACTTTACTGTTTACTAGTTGGGGAACAGCACGAAACTCTTTAACATCTTCTTCGTGATGTATTCCTCCTGCCCATCCTATACGTATAATGTTCTTTCTGGGTGGAGAGGTTTTAGGCACATTCCAACAAGGTAATGTATAGTCAATGGAATTTTTTACGATAGCTAAAACTCCTCCGCAAAATTGTTTTATTCTATCAGCAAATTTAGTTTGAGTGACCGTAACTAGATCAGCATGAGAATAGATAAACTTAGTAATCTCTTCAAGATTTCTTTCTTTATAAGTATTATAAAGTCGATGCCCCTTGTAGAGATCGGTGAGTAGGTCATCTGTATCATAGTGTACAAACTTTCCAAACTCTTTTGCCTTCCCTACAACCCGTGCTGTATAAGGACCACCCCAGTTAGAAATGTTATTGGTCCAAACAATATCGGCCCACTTCATGTCAGCAAAATCCCAATCCTCTTTCCATTTCCCAGTCTTTTCATCTATGCCCAGTGGATTAAGATTATATCTAAACTCTACTTGATCTTCATACTGTTCATTAATTTTTTTCATTGGGGCAATGAGCCTGTAGTAAGAACACCCCCCTTCGTTAGCAGGCGCACACAAGATTTTCAATTTCTTCTTCATAACGTATCCTAATAAAAAAGGGGAGCGAACTTAAAGTTCGTCCCCATATTATAGTCACCCAATCTTAATTATTTGACTTCAGCTTCCTCATCTTCGAAGACCTCCTTAGTGGACTCCGACGAGTGGACCATGCCTAAAGCCTTTCCAACGCTCCTTAGACCTTCCTTAAAGTTGATACCTTCTCCAGTAGGGGCCAGAGACTTCAAAGCATTAGCATAGTGCTGACGCTTTCTCCTGAACAGCAGCAACAAGAGAGACTCAAATCCTGCCAGCCACGGGAAAAAAGTTGTTCCTGCCTTAAGAATAGACTGAGCAGCGGTAATAATTGTACCAGAACCCCAATCACTCTTATCGGTAGAAACAGGAATAAAAGCAGAGTTCGGCTTCAATGAATCCTCAGGAGCCATCACCACTACTTCATCCTTCCATGTTTCCCTATACTTCTCAGGAATCCTATCAGTGGGTAGAATAACCACATCATCCTTATTAGCATCTTTGACCTGATCAAGTGTAGTCAAGACCATATCTTGCTCATTAACCCAGTCCATAGCTCCGCAAGAAGCAAAAGGTAGGGCTACTAAAGCCCCTAACAACACACCACATATAATATTTTTAAACATTTTCATAATTAACTACTTTGCATCTTATTAAGGTAGTCATCATCCTCAACATCCTCGGCTTCAGTAGGATTCTCACTACTACCCTCATGAGAAGGAAGAAGGTCTTGCATAGTCTTCTTTACATCCTCATAATCCTCCAATTTAACAAGGGCATGAATATCATGGAGGGAATCCATCCATGCCGCTACTTCTGCCTTACTCCCAGCCTCAGAAGACTTAGGACGAGGGCTAGATTGGTCATACTTAGGCCACTGGCCTTCCATAACCTTGATGATCTTAAAATCATGGCCTGTTTCCAGGTCAGTGATATCACCAAAATCTTCATCCAACATTGCAGCGATGATCTTCTTAAAGAGGATTACACCTACCGAAAGGATCTTAACCTCATTACTTTCACGATCCACCACATTCATATAGTAACGCGCACGGGGCTTAATCTGACGAGCAAGATCTTCATCTTCCTGCCTGCCAGTCTTCCACAGACCATAATAAAGGTCACACAAAGGACAAGGTTCGCCGTGTACCTTCCTACAATGGATATTCCTCACTGTGTCATTATAGGGAACCCTATGAATCTTGGTCTCACCATAAAAAAGCTTCTCATCATCCTTATTCGGAAGGATACGAAGAAGATTGGTTCCTTCTTGAATCTGAAGGAAATTTTTCAAAAAATCAGAAGTAGAACCACCCTGATTACTCAGTTCTGCGTGTTTTGCTCGCAAAGCATTCAAGTCAATAGCCATGTTAAACCTCCTATGGTTAGTTGGGGCCAGTTTCTATATTATAGTCGTTATTAACGAAATTTTTAGATTATCTATATAAATTTGTCTCGGCGCGACGATTGGATGATAACTGGACAAGCATATCCTTCTTCTGTTCCAACGCTCCTACTAAACCCTTTAATAGAGTATATTTGAAAGAAGCCTCATTGACCTCTTTGCTATATTCTAAAAACTCAGGAGTGGACTCAACAAAATTGTCTATATCCTTAGCCGTAAGCTTCTTCGGGTAAGAACGCTGTTTCTTCTCTTTTCCCGTTTCTGCTATAAACTTGGTTAGCTTCAAATTTGCGTCATCTAGGGTTTTTTTGGAAATCGACAATAACCCTTGATAGTACGAATATATCGAAGCCTGCCGTGCTAACTCGTTATCAATTTCGTGCTTATCAAACTTAGTGATGGCATCTGCAATATCCACGTAGTTTGACCAAGTAAGATCTTCCAAAGCTTCTAGTAAATTTTGTGCTTTATTCATAATAAATCCTATATCTATAGTTGATGTGATATTTCTACCACAGG